GGAACTCCATAAACAGGATGGCTAACATGGGTGGGGTGAGATCAACAGCAACTAGACAATTGAGTGGTATCGCGATGCAAACAGAAAGAGAATTACTCAATGCTAGACTATCACAAAAAGCAGACAACCTAGAACTTGCTGAAGAGCAAATTTGGAGGATGTGGGCACTGTGGCAAGGCAAAACATTCGATGGTGTGATTGATTATCCAGATTCATTCAACATACATGACAAAGAAAACACAGTGGCATTGCTTAAACTGGCCAAAGAGTCAAAACCAGAGAATGCAGAACTATTAAAACAGATTGACATCATGTTGGCCAAAGCACTTATCAAAGATGAAGATGTTCTTGAGAAAGTGATGGAAGAACAGCAAGAAGTTGGTGGAGTTCAAACATCAGCACCATTACAAACTGAAATGCAACACCCTACTATAGAATCAGTGGAGAAATTGGTAACACATTTGAGAGAGATGGTGGAGCAGGGGTATACCAATGAACAAATTATTCAACTACATCCGGAACTATCTGGATTTTTCAATAATCAAAATGGAGGAAATGACAATGGCAATGCATAGCAAAACAAAATCTAAGTCTAAAAAGAAGAAAAAGTCAAAAAAGTCAGGTAAAAAATCAAGAGGCTAGTGATAGTCCAAGAAAGATACCGTGAAGTTGATTGGGAGCAATACTTCCAATCAATTTCTGATGTATGCCCATGGAGCCTCGAGGCATACCACAACAACCAAATTAAATTTGCAAGATATTCAGATACCAAAGTATTTTACCACGATGAAACATGGAACACAAGGTCACATATGGCCATAGTATACTATGATGTTTCTGCAGATGTGGATGACCTTATTTGGACAGTGGATCAATTTGATCAATTGCCCAATACCATTTGCTTTTGGATGCATCCAGATCACACCAAAGGCAAGAACAAACAATGCTCGATCCCTATCATAATACAACAAGGTAGAGCAACCTTGGAAGCAATTAGGAAACAGCATAAATACAACAAACAATCGCAAAGATTGGACAGTTAAACTCAAAACTCAAAAGGAGGATTTACATGAGTGATATGGAACAAAACACAGAGCAGACTCAGGCTCAAACAGCAGAAGTAGAAGCACCAGCGACTACAGAAGCATCTACTGAGGAAAAGACTTTTACACAGGCTGACTTGGATAAGATTGTGGCAGACCGTGTTTCGAGAGAAAGACGCAAGTTTGAAAAGAAGTATGAAGGCATTGACCCAGAATACTACACAGAATTATCTGCAAAGGCTGAGAAGGAGAAACAAGACAAACTCAAAGCCAAAGGCGAGTTTGAACAGATTTTGAAAGACACAGTGTCTAAGAAAGATGAACAAATTGGTGCTTTGCTTAATCAAGTGAAAACCATCAAGGTAGATGGCAATTTACTTGATACTGCTTCCAAACACAAGGCAGTTAATCCAGGGCAAGTTTCACAACTGCTCAAGGATCAAGTGCAAATGAATGAAGCAGGCGATGTTGAGATTGTTGATCCTAAGACAAAACAAGTGAGATACAATGACAAAGGTGAACACATGTCAATATCAGAACTTGTTGGCGAATTTTTAACAGCAAATCCTCACTTTGTGAGTGCCACACCATCGGGTGCAGGAACCACAAGTAAGATTGGAGATGTTGGGAGCAGTGAAAAGTTGGATATTAATGCATTGGACATGAAAAATCCAGAGCATAGGAAACTATATGCTGAATACCGCAAGAAAGTGGGAATCGGCAGTTTTAAATAACCATTTGACAAGGAGAAATAGACAATGGCAAACTCAACAACTACATCACTTGCTAGTTTAATCTCACCGATCGTTCAAGAAGCATTATTCACTGCTAGTGAAAGATCAATCATGAGAGGATTAGTAAGAGAATATGCTGTAGGCAACAACACCGGCAAGATCGCACAGGTCCCCGTATATCCCGTTGTTTCTGCAGAAGATCTAACTGAAGGCACTGACATGTCAGGCACATCAGCAGATCAAACAATCACTACAACAACTAAAAACATTGAACTAAAAGAAGTTGGTATCATGACTAACTTGACTGATTTCATCAGAGACACAAGTGAGCAAAATGTTGTGTCACACCTAGGTAGATTATTTGGTGAAGCAATCGCAAAGAAAATCGACACAGATTTGATCGCTCTATTTGCAGGCTTCTCATTTGATGCAGGTGCGGCAAACACAGAAATGACACCACAAGATATCTTTGAAGCGGCGGCTAAATTAAGATCAAACAATGCACCAGGACCATACTACGGTGTGTTCCATCCAAATGCGATCTTCAATGTGAAGAAAGTATTAGCGACACAAGGTAATACAGCATTCGGTGGTAACGGTCAATCTGAATTGGCTAACGAAGCATTAAGAACAGGCTTTGTTGGTTCAATCGCAGGCATCCAAATCTTTGAATCATCTAACTTCACAATTGACGGTGATGACGATTCAGTGGGTGGTGTGTTCTCACAAGAAGCACTTGGTCTAGCAATGCAAAACGACCTTTCTATGGAAATGCAAAGAAATGCATCTCTAAGAGCAGAAGAAGTTGTTGCAACAGCAAGATACGGTGTTGCTGAATTAATTGATACTTACGGTGTAAGAATCCAAGCAGATTCAGTTGCTAACTAATCAATACACAATAGTGGGGAGCAATCCCCACTATAACACAAGGAGAAACAGATGAGCAATTATTCAACGGATGCAGATGTATTAGAATACGAACCACAGATCAAAGAGTATGGTATCATTGATTTTTCATCATACCATGCCAAGACCACAGCAGATATACAGAGACTGCTTCGCATAGAATTTTGGCCTCGTGTTTCTAGAACTTATTCATCCGGTAAATATTTCAATTCAACGGAACTAGAAATGGACAACACCAAACTACAGGCCACACAATTCACTCGTGCGGCAGTGTTCCATGTCCTAGCATACTACATACTACCACAACTCACACAGCACAATGCTGAAAGAGACAGATTTAGAGAAATGATCGATTTTTACAAGTCCAAATTCAGAGAAGAATTTGATCTCATACTGCAAGATGGTGTTGAATATGATTTTGATGGTGATGGTGTCATTGAAAACACTGAAAAACAAACAGAACATTTCAACAGATTGGTTAGATAATGGCAAATGTGAGAGAACAAATTGCTGAAGACATAGTAACTGATCTACAGGGTATCACAACACCTGGTGTTGTATTGGTATCACGTAATCCAATCAACACCACAGACTTGTCTATAGCACAGTATCCAGCCATTATGGTAAGGACCAGTGAAGAAACAAGAGAAGATGCCACCATGCAATCAGACACATTGCGATTTGGCACCATTGATTACAATATCATAGGATTTGTGAGAGCAGATTCATCAGCAACCACTGTGAACAATTCAATAGACACACAAAGAAATGATTTGATTGAAGCAATATCAGAAGCATTAGAACAAGACAGAACAAGAAATTCAAAAGCATTAAATTCATTTGTGACACAAGTCACAGTAGATGATGGCACTGTCTATCCATTAGGAAGAGTAGATATTACCTTCCGTGTTCTATATAAATACACACGAGGAACTTTATAATGTCAAACAAAGTTATAGTATACAAAGATGGAGCACAACAAAGAGTTGGTGCTCAACAAGCAAGAATTTTAGTGCTCAATGACGGATGGTCATACGAGGCTAAAAAAACTGCCAAGCCTAAAAAAGCCAAGATCGAGGCAGAAGCAGAAGTAAAAGGATCAGATTTTGATGATCCTGATAATCACGATTATAGTGAAACTATCAACATAGATTTTGGCAACATTGACGAGGAGAAATAAACAATGGCAACATTTACAGGTCATGATGGTAAAATTGAATTTACTGGCGGTGGTCAAACAGATGCGACTATCGTCAATATGAGAAATTTTACTATTGAGCAAACACAAGAGACTATAGAAGACACTGTTATGTCAACTGGTAATATGACAAGAACATACAAGCCTGGTTTATCAACATTCACTATGAGTGCTGATATATTCTGGGATGGTTCAGACACAGGTCACTTATTATTAGATGACTTTTTGAATCAAGAAGGTGGAGACACACTTGTATCATTCAAAGCATATCCATCAGGTGATGCAACAGGTGGTGTTAATGCTGAATTGGCAGGATCCGGTATCCTTACAAGTTTATCAATCACATCATCAGTTGATGGAATGGTTGAGGCTTCAGTGGCGATCCAAGGTTCAGGTGCATTAACAACTACAAATATCTCATAACGGGGGGCACTGATGTTTAAGGCTCGTTTATCAGGTGATTTTAATCTTGATCAAATGGAAAAAAGAATACAAACTTTGATCCGTGATGTTGGTCGAGAAACACTCA